AAAGAACCTGTATAATGTACGAAATAGACCGAGATACTGCCTCCCTTGAGGAGGCAATCAAGAACATTGATGATGATTGGATTGATCCGGTTATTGTTTCTAAATGGGATGGTGATAAGGTTTCCTTTGACTCCGGTCCTAGGGCGGTTTTTCACCCAACTCTTCTAAGGATCTGTATGTGGGATGTCGCTGATGTCCTAACAGATGAGCCCTTAGACGATGTAGCCGACGAATTAATCAAGGAAACCCTTTATAAAATAATATGAGCACCCCACAAGAACTTAACATTGCCCTTTCAGGGCAGATAGACGCTGTTATGCAGCGGTACTTCCCAGATGCTAAAAAGCGTGGGAGCAACTACGAGATGGGCGATCTCGACGGGAACAAGGGCTCCTCCTGTGGAGTGTTCCGAGCCAAGGGAGGAATATATCTGGCAAAGGACTCAGCTACAGGCGAGTGCATCCCTATACTCTCTTTGATCGCTAGGAAGCACAGCAACTGGAAGGAGGCATTCACCGAGGCTCGACGAATCTGCGGGTTGCATGACCTAAAGCCTGTTATAAGTGTTGAACGTCCTAAAGTCTCTCAGGACAGCAGCACTGCACTAGGACCGATGCGGGGAACTGAGGCCATGAAATACCTGTCTCAAGATCGAGGTCTGTCTGAGGCAGTCTTAAAGAAATACGAAATCCGATCTCACAAGCGGTACAGCGGAGTGAACGAAGATTTCTGGGCGGCTAGGTTTTACGACGCTGAAGACAATTACGTTATGCTCAAAAGCACTGGGGTGCTGCGTCAGGACGGCAAGAAGGACATCTGGAGCACAAAAGCGTGGCACACACTCTGGGGGTGGAAGAATGTTACTGACAACGACAGGAGCATCCTGATCACCGAAGGTGAGATTGATGCCATGTCTTGGGACCAGATGGATGTAGGGATGCCTTGTCTGTCTGTACCTAGTGGCGTGTCTAACCTAGGCTGGATTGATAACGACTACGAGGCGTTGTCTCGTTTCGAGAACATCTACATTGCTATGGACAACGATGAGGCTGGTCAGAAAGCCTCAAAAGCGATAGCTAAACGCCTTGGTCTGCAAAGGTGCAGGACTGTGCAGTACCCAGAAGACATCAATGACGCTAACGATTTATTGCGAAAACGTCCTACAGATGCTCCCAATCTAGTACAAGCTGCGGAATCAAATGATCCTCCCACAATACGCACAGCAGCGAGCCTAGGCTCAGATGTTGCAGACGAAGTACAGAGATACGAGTCCGAAAAGGCTCATAACCCATTTATGTGGCCTGAACTCCCGTTTAGATTACGTGAGGGCGAGTTGGTTACATTGGGTGGTTACGCAGGTCATGGCAAATCTCAGTTAATGTACCAGATGGTGCTGCACGAGATGGTGGCTAATGATCGCAGGGGATGTGTTGCATCATTTGAGATACCTAGTTCGTCGATGCTCATGCAGATGCTGTGGATGCAGAACGGTAAATGCCCAAATCCCGACAAGATCGAGGACGAGGTGCAGGTTCTTGCAGATAAACTTTGGTTCGTTGAATCCGAGGAGGGTACAGATAACACTTGGGAAAGCCTCAAGGACGATTTCCTGTACGCTAATCGCAGATATGGATGCGACATCTTTGTGATAGATGCACTGATGCACCTCACCGCCAAGGACGATTGGAATGGGCAAGAGCGTATAGCGAAGCAAGCAGCTAAGTTCGCCCTCGATAACCGAGTCACGGTAGTTTTAATTGCACACTGTGATGCCAAGAAGGCGACCACGGCTGGTGTACCGGAGAACGAGCACATACTAGGCGGCCAAGGCATAGTTGCTGCGTCTCACAGTATTGCACTCATCTGGAGGAACAAGGAGAAGGAGAAGAAGCTAGAAGCAGGAGAGCAGGCAGAAGGACCCGATGGGAAGTTCTACGTGTCTAAGCAAAGGAACTCCGGAATCCTCGTTTACAGGGATCTGTGGTTCCAAAAGAGCCGACGAATGTTCCATACCGATATACAGAATCTAGAAAAACTAGAAAAAAATGAAGAAATGTCAGATTGGGACTTGACAGAGGATGATTTTAATGACTTTTAGTACTTATGGACACAATTAAATCATTCGAACGCTTCGGCGATCCTTGGGAGTCAAAATACGGGAAAATGTTTCCGTTCGCCGTAACATTATCCACCGGGGAACAAGTCTTCGCCAACGGAACCAGCGAGTCCCCTTGGTGGGCAACAGTCGGTTCCATCGTTGAAATGACAGTGAAGGGCGAAACGAAAAAGGGGAACAAGAAGGTTTCCTTCGGAAAGCCCGAAGGCGTACAACAGCCTTCACGATCTGCCCCTCCAGCAACTCGTGGAACATCTGGAAACAGGGACGAAGCGATTAGCCTAGCAATGATCTTTAAGATCGCTGCTGAACGAGGCGGCTCTCCAACTGAGAGCTTGGACCTAGCCAGAGAACTATGGGACTCGTTTCAGGAGTTCATAGAATCTCCTACATCTGATAAAATTTCCTCTTCGGAAGAAGAGGCTTTCTAGTCATCATATTATTGTTTGGATACATAGCGAGGGGGTCTAGGGTTTTCATGTTTCCCCTAGGCCCCCTTTTTTTTTTATGAAGAGATTTGATATATCATCTGATTTTTTGCCAACAACTTACCTCGTTCAGGTAGGTGGATCTTTTGAGTCCTTCAAAAAATGGATTCAAGAGTCTGGAGTTATCGAGGATATAGAGCTAGGAGAGTGCAGGGGGTGTTGTTGGACAATTTCTCCTTGGATATTGGTTTACACTGAGAGCAACGACAAACCCCTTATAGCTCACGAAATTTATCACGCTGTTCACAGCACCCAAGAGTACGCAGACTGCAAGGACGAGGAGTTCGGGGCAATGTGTACAGAATTTTTAGCCTCAAAATTGCTATGAGTAAACTATTAGTTATCGGAGACCTACATGAGCCTTTTTGTTTAGACAAATATTTTTCGTTCTGCAAAAGGCTTTACAAGAAAAAGAACTGCAACCGTGTTCTGTTCATCGGGGACATCATTGACTCGCATTACAGTTCGTTTCATGAGCAGGACCCAGATGGAATGTCTGCTGGAGATGAGCTAGACCTGTCTATCAAAAAGGTTGCACGTTGGTACAGGGCGTTCCCAAAGGCTGATGTAGTAATAGGAAACCATGACCGCATCGTGTCCCGTAAAGCTTTTAGTGCAGGGGTAAGTAAGCGTTGGATTCGAACTTGTCCAGAAGTTCTAGGTACACCTAATTGGAAGTTCCACCAGAGCATCAAGATAGATGGTGTTAAGTACTGTCACGGGGAGTCCAAGAAGGGCATACAAAGAGCAAAGGCAGACATGGTTAGCAATGTTCAGGGGCACTACCACACCGAGTGCTACGTGCAATGGGCGGTTGGTGATTCCTTTAGGGTATTTGGTATGCAATCCGGATGCGGTATTGATCACGAAAGCTACGCTATGGCGTACGGAAAACATGGACCTAAGCCAGCAATAGCCTGTGGGTTTGTCGAGAACGGAGGCAAAAGTGATCTAGACGAGGTTAGCGTTTACCCCATGGCTCTATGATTTTTAGATCTAATCCACAGCACAAGGTGTGCGTCCTGCCTAAGGACAGCTCTGAGCGTAAAAAATGGCCGATCTATTCCGGTGTGCTATCCCCATTTCCGAATGCTATAGCAGCAGTGGCGAGACAGTCCTACGCTGGGAACGAAAAACATTGCGACCCCCTTGAGCCTCTGCACTGGGAGCCAAACAAAAGCAATGATCACCATGATTGCCTAATGCGTCACCTCCTAGAAGAGGACTACGCAGCAGTTGCGTGGAGAGCCTTAGCTCTACTCGAAACTAAAATACAAAAAGAGGACTATAATCTGTAGTTTTTTCTTGATCTTTTAAAATCAATCTATCTTTAATAAATTATGTCTAACGAAATAAAAAAAGAAATATCAGATGAAGAGCTAAAAGATCACATGATCAACAACGCCTTCAATAACACTTCGCTCTTGGATATACTTCAAGGGCTTACCCAAGGGGTACTGACCCGGTTCGCAATTGATCTAGCGACCAAGAACATCAATAGAAGCTGGGAGAACCTCACTGACGCAGACAAAGAGGAGCTCAAGAATAACATCTTGAAAAATCTAGAAGCTGAAAATGGACACTAGAACTCTTGATTGGTCCGAGATTGTAAAGTGGTGTAAGTTTTACCTATCCAGTGACCATAACGGTATCGAAAGCGTAGCACCCCTAATCGGTGGAGTTAGGCATAGGGAGTATATGCGTATTGATGACAATACGCTGTACCTTGATTCTGGAACTTATCACCTCCAGAAAGCAAGAATTGATGGAGAACAAATATACGGATTCAGGATAGAGGGTCTTTCCGATAAGGATTTTGTTCAGATGATGAAATCCGCCTTGCTGGACAAGTACAAGGATGAAACCTTTAAGATGGTAGAGGCTCCCAGTATATCACTATAATGCACTTCTACAAAAAAAGCAGCACAGGCAGAGTCTCCTTGGTGAATTCTGTGGACAGTATAGCTAAGGCCAAGAAACACGGGGGTGTGTCTCCGTCCGTTACTGGTATTCTCTCTATAATGCCTAAGGGCTTATCGGGGTTCGACATGAACATCTGGAGAGAGAACAAGCTAATTGAGTTCACTAAGAAGTACCCGGACGATCCACCAGCGAAGCTCAAGGAGCGTCTATGGGGTTACAGGACAGATGAGGACGGTACAGAGGTAACGTCATCAGAGTTCGGTACAAGGGCTCACGCTGGCCTAGAGGAGGCTCTAAAGCTGTACCAAGACGGAGCCGACTATCACGGACCTTACAAGCAGTACGCAAGTAGGTTCATAGAGCACATATCTACAGTAGGATCGGCTCCTGTTCACATGGAGCTATCTGTTCTTGATGATGATCTTAACGTAGCAGGGATGCTGGATCTTGTTTGCATGAGTGCCAAGCGGAAATACGAGCTGTACGACTTCAAGTTCAGGAACGATAAGAACAAGAGCTATGACACTGATTGTTGCCAGCTTGCCATAGAAGCTAAGATTGTCGCAAAGCAGTGGGAGCTAGATTATATTCCAGATGTGTTTAGCGTGGTGTTTGACTGCGAGTCAGCGGAAATGAAAGTAAAACACTGGCCTGCGTCTAAGGTAGACTGGGGCATTACCGCGTTTGAGAAGCTGAACGATAACTATCAGTTCTTCTCTGGTCTTAATTATGGCAAAGAAGCTAAAGCATAATGAGATAAAAGCCTACAGGGAATCCGCTCTCAAGAAGCAAAAGGGTATAGACCCTATATCATTGCTTCCTATAACAGATCCTGTCCTAGATCACGATCACAAGACAGGGCACATCAGGCAAGTCCTGCAACGGGAGGTCAACGCTTTTGAGGGGAAAGTCAACAACGCCTTCAACAGGTACTTTAAGCACCTAGGAGTTTCTAAGGAAGACGCAGTAATTCAGTTGGTTCAGTACTGGGGCCAAGATTATTCTGAGAACCCAATCCACCCGAAGCACCTCACGGACAAAGATAAACTTCTAAGGAAGTACAAGAAGCTTCTGAAGCAGTCAAAGAGGGAAAGCACTAAGGAGAAGTACCGTAAGCTTATTTCTGAGCTTTAGCTTGTTTAGTGGCTTTCTCTATTGCTCCCTCCCTCTGAAGATCCTCCCTCAAAGAACTATTTTCTTTACTAAGCATTCCTTGTAGCCCCAAGTATTCTAAGGAGTAATTCGACAAGTAGTCGTCGTGCCCTGTAATTATAGCAGACCACTTTTCTGATCTAATATAGTTTTGCAACATCTTAGACAGGGCTCTTGTGCTTTCGTATTTAAAGTCCGGGTTTGCCATTTTTTTGAAAAACCCATCAAAGCTTCCGTCCACAACAGAAATAGCCAAAATCTTATTTTGAATCTCTCTCTTCCAAGTACGAGGATCTATGTAGTTCAAGAGAGTAAAACTTGTTTGTTGACCTGAACCCCCTATCACCGTCCGACCGACTGAATTTGTATTCGACTTAGTGCTTTTGTTGTACTTAGATACATCAACTTCTATAGATTTAGCGTAAGTTAAATTATCTAAGATTTGTTTGTATTCTTGCTCTCCAAAAATTTGTTTATACTTTTTAGAAAACCTTTTCATTATCTCGATTACAGGAGAAGCATTAAAAAAAGAATTACTAGTTCCTGATGATCCTGCACGATTTATTAGATCAGCCATTACTTCTGTCTTATAAGCCAATAGAGCAGTGTCTTGTCCCTCCATAGACATCATAAAATCTTTTATTACTGGAGAACTTACGTTAGGGCTGTTAGTGCTCCTTGCCGCTAACTCTGGGTCCTGAAGCATTGCTTTTTTCCCACTGTCTACTTCAAAAAGATTTAATGCTAAAGAATCTTCAGATTTTTTAATTAGTTCAGCTTGTTGAAGCTTTTGAGACTGAAGAAGATTTCCAGTATCTTTAGATACTGATTTTTCTCTAATAATTTGATCTACGTCTTCCTTGCTTAACGTAAGTTTTTTATTCCTCATGTCCTTAGCAAGATCGTAAATTCCTTCAGTTTGTTCGCCAAAAAGCTCTTCTGCAAGTTCTTTGTTTTTTCTGTCAAACAAAGAGGGAGAAATTTTTTCATTATAAAACCCGTGCTTATCTAAGAAAGAAAGTTTAAGTGAGTTTTGGTAATCCAAATATTCGACTGGGCTTAAAAGTTTTTTAGCAGTTTGCAAGTTCTCAATACCAGCAAGAGCATCACCGCTGGGAAAAATGTTTTCAAATAAAGCCGCACCTTGTATAGGTCCGTTTTCGTCAGCAACTTTAGGCTGAAGTCCTCTTTGTCCAAACATTGGCTGGTGATAGTTTACATAGTAGCTATCAGCTTCATCTAGCAACCTGCCAGCTTCAGTTCCTTTTAGGGTTTTTTTTCTTAATTTTCTAATTCTTTCTTCAGCTAAAGCAGTGTTTCTATCAGCAGCGGAAGTCAAAGTGCCAAAAGAAGATTTTGATTGTTTGTAGAATTTGTCAAAATCTTGAAACGAAACAGCCCATTCCTTTATGTCTACTCCGCTTTCCTGAAGCTCCTTTAACGTTTTAAAATCGTAATTTTTGTATTTAAGAGTTTGAGAAAAAAGAGCTTTTACTAAAACATCAACTTGTTCGCTTGGAAGTCTTTGTTCTCTGCCTACTCCTTGTATTGCTGTTACAATTTCATCTACCGTAAGCTCTACTGGACCATCTTTATTTTTAGCAGCATCATATACACTTTTATAGTTTTCTTTGTTTTGCTTTGCAATTCTGTCACCAGAAGAATTGATAACCCTATTTATTGTGTCTTTATTTGCTGCTAAAGCTCCAGTTAATTTGTAAGATCCTTGACCAAAATCATTAATTAATCTTGATGCACGTTCTTCAGTGTATCTAATTAATTGTTCAGCAGCGTTTACGTCTATTTCTCTTATATCTTCTGCAACATCTTTTAGGTAAGATCTTTTTTTATTTACGTAATTTTCTACAGATTCTAAAATTAATTTTTTAGTAACTTCTGCGGTTTGATCCCCAGCTCCCGCAAGGGCCAATATTCTTTCTTTTGTGTTAGATTGAAGTTCTTGCAGTTCCTCTCGCACTATTGCTTTTTCTGCTGCTAGCCTTTCTAAACCTTCTGGGGATAGCTTCATTCCAGTAGCTACCGTTTTGCCAACTTCTTTGTTTATGCTCTCAGCAGCCCCCAGACCTGCCTCTAGGCTTTCGTCAAATACCTTCGTAGAGGAGTTAAACGGAAGAAGTTTAAGTATTGTTGATCCTGCCCCAGTGAAAATTATATCAATTGCTGAGTTTGCAAGTACTTCTGTTGTAACCCTAGTCCCGAATCTAGAAATATCAAAGTCTCCATCGGGAGGTACTATAAAATTATTAAATTCTGTAGGACTTTCGGGAGATGTGCCAAATCCCAAAACGTAAGGAGCTAACTGAAACACAGCTGCCTGAGCTTCCCTAACTCCTGTTTCCGCAGCGGCACCAAGCGCGGGCCCATAAAATAAAGCACCTAGTTTTACAGGATCAGAAAGTAATGCTGTACTAACTACAGCAACATTTGCTGTCGTTGGAAGAATTTCTGGCAATACTGCTTCAGAAAAATCAGTAAAACCAAACCCAACTTCGTCAACCTTGACTGCCTTGCCGTCTGGGTATTTTAAAAAAGCCTGTTGAGACCCATCTATGTTTATCGTTGTGTACTTTGCTCCAGTGTTTTTTTCATACAAACTTTTAACTTGATCTTTGTTTGTATAAAATCCTGCAATGTTCCTAAGAAGAGACGATGATCCTGATTCGGTATCAAGATTAGCCTCTGGAACGCCCAGAACAGTAGCCATGTCTTGTTTCGGAGTAAATTTAGAATCTTTGTATGCACTTTCTGTTTCAATTCCCCGAAACCTCTCTTGTGGATTTGTGTAAAAAGCAGGTGTTTGAAACCCAGATCCAAGATATTTGTAAACAGGTTTTACTCTTTTTAGCCTTTCTGCTGCTTGGGTTTTTTGTTCCTGAATCAATAACTCCTCTGGCGAGGCGTGAGCTATTGCGAACCTAGAATCGTTAGCTCTAAGGTAATCCCTTGCAGCTATTGCTTCCTCTTCTCCCTCTAGCCCTTCTAGCTCCTCACGAGGTACAATGTACCTTTGATTTGTTTTTTTATCAAAAAATACTTTTACTGACATTTGAACTAATGTTAATTTAAAGTTCCCCCTCTACAGACATTAAAGATTTGTAGAACTTCTCTGGTAAGGTTTTATGCTTTACCGGGAAGTTTTGCTGAAAGTCGTACTTAGTGTTAGCTATTTTTTCAGTAAAAGCATTTTCAATGCTATTTATTGAACTTTCAAGAGTCAATAAATCTACAGCAACAAAAGTATTGTCTTGTATAGTCCCAAGAATGCCAAACATTGACTGAAGCGTTTGTAACTCTATTCCGGTTAATTGTCCAAATCCAGAAGATCCATCCTCTGAAACGCTTCTCATTTCCAACAAAGTAGCAGTTCCTATCTGAGAGGCAAGTTGTGTTGCTGCTGCGTTTATTCTTCTTGCATCTGTTCCGGCAATTTGACCCTGAAGAACTTTAGTTAATTCTTCTCTTATTGTCTGATCAGCCTTGCCTTCATTTTTAAGGTTTTTTCTGAATGTATTTATTGCGTTCTTTAGGTTTAAAGAACTGTTTAAGATATTTTCTTGTTGGCTAATTAGATTGTTCGTTGATCTAGCTACTTGTCTAAAGTTTGCTTCTGATTCGTTAGCGTAAGCAAGTGCTTTCTGTTGAGCGGCTTCAACTTCAAAATTAGTAATTTTAATTAACTGTTCTTTTTGCTTTTTATCCAGCTGCTTTGTCCCTAGCTCTATTTCTTCGCCTTCAAGCTCTGTGCTTCTGTCAACGGCAGCTATAACCGCCTTTTCTTTATCCACAAAAGCCTTTTCGTCTGCGGGAAGATCATCATATATCTTGCCAACGATTGATTCCATATCCAACAATCTATTCCCAGTGCCTTTTTCTTCTTTTTGTTTTTGAGAAGTAAAAATAGAAAGTGCCTTACTAGATACGTCCTCAGTTTCTTCCTTTGTTCTTTTTTCTCGCCTTCCTTGTACTTCCGCCGCTATTAATTGTTTTTGCTTTAAATCAGCTAATGCAATATCGGCTAAAGATTCACGTTGAGATTGCTTTTCAGCTGCTATTTTTGCTAATGTATTACTTTGAGTCAACTCTGCTTGAGCCAACATATTTATTAAACCTATTCCCTCTTTACCTAACTCTTTCCCAACTATGTTTGGGTCCAAATTTTGAATAGCAGCATTAGTTGGATAAGCAGATTGTACTTGTTTTATTAAAGCGGTTGCCCTTTCCAAGGAAGCAGCATCTTTTTCTTTTTGAACCTTATCTTCTGCTGCTTTATTAACGAAACCAATAATTCCTTGGTACGCCTGATCTTTCATCTGGCGAGCTTGAAGCAAAGGTGTAATATCAGGAGTCATCTCCCGAACTGATGGTAGTTGTCCGAATCTCATAATAATTAGTCTCCAAAGCGGCTACCGCCTTTTTGTAAAAATTCGTAATAATCTTGTTCTTCTTGTGAAAACTGGTTTTTTTGACCCCCTATACCCATACCTTCTAACGTATTGGTTATTAAATCCTGAAATCCCAAAAAATTTGAGTCATACAAACCAGAAACGGCATTAACTGTTCCAAGTATTTTGTTTATATCTGATGCACTTTCTTGAGACGCTAGAAGCTGTTGGTTGAATTCGTTTTGTACATCTGCTTGATTCATCTTAAAAATGTCAGCAAAAGTAGGTAAAGCACCTTCCATTGTCGCTGCTAAACCTCCACCGAACTTTATACCCGGAGCAATGTCTGATGCGTTAATACCAGCCGTAATAAACGGCTGTTTACGGTTGTACATCAACTGATTCATATCAATCCCAACCTGTGCTATAGACGGATCGAACTCCCTTCCGCTAGCAGCCTGACTGCCCATGAGAACGTCTGTAATCCGTTTCCCCTCAGTAGGATCTAGTTTAGCTCCTTTTTCAGCAATTTCTTGAATAGTTGGAACAGAGCCATCGTCGATGCCCACTCGTCTCCCTAGTGACATTAGCTGTTCGTCTGTGTACTGCCGTGCTGCACCAAATAATGCAGAACCAACTCCCTCAACAAAAAGTCCGAGGTTTTGAGCATATATCTCTGCGGCTTGAGGTCCTTGTTCTCTAAGAATCTTGTAGTACTCTTCGAATCTGCTATCCATCCCTGAGGACCCTTGCTCAGATCCTGAGGTGCTAGTGTCGTAATTAATTCTTTCGTCGTCTTCCATAAGTGTATTTGCACCTCCTAAGAAGGTTTCTTCTCCCGTTATATCATCTCTTAAAAATCCCCCGGCTGCACTGCTGTCCATTACTGTTGCATCATCAGCGTCTGCTACAACATCTAATACTTTTCCACCTAAATTTTCAAGCGTTGATACAGTTGAATCTACAACATTTCCCGCAATCCCCTCAGCCGTTTTATAAACAGGATTGTTTCGAAGCATATCAGTGTACTCGTCTGAATCAAAAATATCTTGGAATTCAGAACCTCCCGTAACAGTGCGTACTCCCAAATCAATTACGTCACCAACAGTTTCACCTATTCCAACATCTCCTTGAATAGTGCGTGTCCCTAAATCAAAGACATCACCAACAGTTTCTTTTGTGTTTTGAATTAAATTTTGAACAAAATTTTGATTTGAATCTCCATATTGGTTTACGCCAGATTGACCTACATCATATCCAAGAATTTGATTCATGTAATACTGCTCTATGCCCATTCCCAATTCAGCAGCTTCCTCAACTGCCTGAGGATTGTTTCTTACGAACGTATTTATTTGGGACTGCATATCGCCACCCAGTCCAAACGTATTTGCAATTTCGTCAGCAGCATCCATCGGAATGCTGGGAATATTTAATGTTATAAGGTCGCTCATCTTTATCCTTCTAAGGTTTGCACTCTAGCTTCCAAAGCCTCGATCTTGGCTACAGCCTCTTGCAGTGCTGCTGTCAGAAGCGGTACTAGTTTAGATTGGTCGATGCCTTGATAGTCCGGTTTTCCTTCTTCGTCTACAGCATCTTTGGAACCAGTAATAGACTCCGGAACTACTGGACTTACTTCATGGGCAAAGAAACCATCCACTACCTCGCTTGGGTTCCGTATAAAATTAAATCTATAAGGCTTAAGTTCTTTTAGTCGATTAATGCCATCTGTAATATCTACTTCGTTTTCTTTTAATCTGTAATCAGAAGAAGTGTTAAACGCAGTAGATGAAGTATTTATAGCGATGTTTCCGACAGCATTTCCTTGAGTGCTAGTTTGATCGTATAAATCAGCAAACTGAACAACCTTCTTTTTTCCCGTATGGCTTTGAGGATTAATATTGGTATCTGTTGCAAGATATAACGCCCAACTGTTTTTGCGAGCCATGTACAACGTAGAACCGTTAGCTCCACCGTCTTCAAGTACCGCCCCAAACGTGCCACCAGTTACATCGGCATCATAACCCGGCAGTGACCCTGACCCGGTAAGATTGTGTACCAAATCTTCATCTAGTGTTAAGTCATTAACAAATCTACCTGTGCCGTTTACATCTAGTTTGTAAGAAGGAGTATCGTCGCCAATGCCAACATCTCCGTTAGCCTTTACTGTTAATTTAGATGTTCCACTAAGGCCTCCCCCAGCAGCTCCACCTGTGTAAATCCTAAAATCGCCAGAAGATGGTGTTAAAAGTTGAGCAGAACCAGTGTCGTCTGCTAGTTCTATGTAAGCTGTCGCATCAGTAGATTCAAACAACGCTACTTGATTAGTAGCTCCAGAATTTACATCAAGCTTGCAGGAAGGATCAGTGTTAATACCTACGTTACCATCGGAACGAATACGCATACGTTCAGTTTGATTAGTATCAAAAACTAAATGCCTAGAATTTACA